GTCCTTTACGTCGTAAGCCTGTAAATAAATACAAATCAGCTGGCAAGTTTAAGAAACACGTTAAACATACTAAAGTAGCAAATATGAAGTTAAATCCGATGCGTGGTGGTTGGCGTTTATGATATGGCGTGTTTTAAGCCTCTAAAGGCTTATCAGTGTTTTGATAAATCTATCGTTTTTACGGAAGCGCGGAAGCATGACATTGTTAGGTCTTTAGAACTACCTTGTGGGCAGTGTGTTGGGTGTCGCCTTGAGAGGTCACGTCAGTGGGCTATTAGATGTATGCATGAGGCTAGTCTTTATAAGGATAATTGTTTTATTACATTAACTTATGATGAAGAGCATTTACCTGAAGATTATTCGTTACATTATGATGATTTTCAGAGATTCATGAAGCGTTTAAGAAAGCGTTTTCAGGGTAAGACAATTCGTTTTTATATGGCCGGAGAATACGGCGAAAACTTTGGGAGACCTCATTTTCATGCATGCATTTTTAATTTGGATTTTGAAGATAAGTATCTTTGGCAAAAGACTGAGTCCGGTTCAAAAATATACCGTTCTAAAACTCTTGAAGAGTTGTGGCCTTTTGGGTACTCCAGTATCGGTGAAGTAAATTTTCAATCTGCTGCTTATGTTGCTCGTTATATTATGAAGAAAGTAACGGGTGATATGGCAGAACAGCATTATGAAGAAGTAAATTTTACAACTGGAGAGATTATTCAGCGTAAGCCTGAGTTTAATAAGATGTCTTTGAAGCCAGGTATTGGTTATAAGTGGTATCAGAAGTTTAAGGATGATGTTTATCCACATGATTATGTCATTGTGAATGGTAAGAAGTGTAAGCCTCCGAAGTTCTATGACAAAAAGTATGCTGATGACTATCCGTATGAATTTGATCAATTACAGTGGGATCGGGAGAAGTCTGCTAAAGCTCAAGTTTTTGACAATACGCCGGAGCGGTTATTAGTTAAGGAAGAGGTACTTAAAGCTAAGTTATCTCGTTTAAAACGTAAGTTAGTATAACTATAAGGAGTTGTTATGATTCAAGTTATTGTTGCTATTAAAGATCGTGCTGCGGATGCTTTTATGCGTCCTTGGTTTGTACCTACGCCTGCTATGGCTGTTAGATCGTTTATGGATGAAGTTCAGCGCGAAGCCGTTGATAATCAATTATTTCATCATTCTGATGATTTTGATCTTTACGAAATTGGTTTTTTCGATGATAGTACAGGTCGTATAACGTCTCATGAAGATATGAAGGTTCTTATGTTAGGCAAACAAGCTAAAGCATAAGGTTTTTAACAGGCCTGCCCGATTTTGTTTTTTAAATCGGGTAGGAGAATAGGAGCTAAAATGCATCGTAATAAGTCAGTTAATTTGCACCAGTTTGCAATGATCCCTAAAGCCGACATTCCTCGGTCTCAGTTTAAGATTCAGAAAACCCACAAAACCACGTTTGATGCAGGATTTTTAGTTCCTGTGTATGTGGATGAAGTTCTTCCCGGTGATACGTTTAATTTGAAGATGACAGCGTTCGCTCGTCTTGCTACTCCGTTGTTTCCTATTATGGACAACATGCATTTAGATTCATTTTTTTTCTTTGTCCCAAATCGTTTAGTTTGGGATAATTGGCAGAGATTTATGGGTGAGCAGGATAATCCCACAGACTCGATTAGTTATGTTGTTCCCCAGCAAGTTTCCCCCGCAGGCGGTTATGCAGTAGGTTCTTTACAGGACTACATGGGACTCCCTACCGTTGGTCAAGTCGGAGCTGGTAATACTGTTAGTCACTGCGCTTTTTTTACTCGTGCTTATAATTTAATTTGGAATGATTGGTTTAGAGACGAGAATTTACAAACATCTGCTGTAGTTAATACTGGCGATGGTCCTGATCCTACCCCTGCTACTAACTATACTTTGTTAAGACGTGGTAAACGCCATGATTATTTCACTAGTGCATTGCCTTGGCCTCAGAAAGGTAGTTCTGTTTCGTTGCCTTTGGGTACTTCTGCACCTATTTTGTCTAATAACACTACTCCTACATTTACTTCAGTAGGTGGTGCACGCACTAATGCTCCATTGCAAAATCAAGCAAGTGGTACATTTAATGTTGATACTTTGGCTGTTGGTGCGCCTTCTATTGTAGGTAATGGTGTTCAATACCGTTTCGGTAACAACACAGGTTTGTATGCCGATTTGTCTGCTGCTACGGCCGCTACTATTAATCAATTAAGACAGTCTTTTCAAATTCAAAAGCTGTTAGAAAGGGATGCTCGTGGTGGTACTAGATATACTGAAATTATTCGTGCTCACTTTGGCGTTATCTCTCCAGATGCTCGCTTGCAGCGTCCTGAGTATCTTGGTGGCGGTTCTTCTCCCGTTAATGTCAGTCCGATTGCTCAGACGTCGGGTACTGGTGCTAGTGGTACTACTGCTCCATTGGGTAACCTCGCTGCAATGGGTACTGCATTGGCACACGGACACGGATTCACCCAGTCCTTTACGGAACATGGTGTAATTATTGGTTTAGTTTCGGTTCGTGCAGACCTTACGTATCAACAAGGTTTGCGTAAGATGTGGAATCGTTCAACTCGATACGATTTTTATTTTCCGGCGTTCGCTATGCTTGGCGAACAGGCGGTATTAAATAGAGAGATTTACTGTGACGGTTCAGCTAATGATGCGAATGTATTCGGTTATCAAGAACGTTGGGCAGAGTATAGGTATAACCCGTCTCAAATTAGCGGTTTATTTAAGTCTACTAGTGCTGGCACTATTGATCCTTGGCATCTTGCTCAGAGGTTTACTTCTTTGCCTACTCTTAATAGTACTTTTATACAAGATACTCCCCCAGTATCTCGTATTGTTGCCGTAGGTGCAGCTGCTAATGGTCAACAGTTTTTATTAGATACATTTTTTGATATCAAGGCGGCTCGTCCGTTACCGATGTACTCCGTACCTGGTCTAATTGATCATTTTTAAGGAGATATTATGTTACCTGCGTTAATAGCTGCAGGTGCTAGTCTGGTTGGTTCTCATATGGCAAATGAGGCCAACCGTGATATAGCTAACCAAGCTAATGCTTTTTCTGCGCAACAGTTTGCAACTCGTTATCAAACTACTGTTAAGGATATGGAAGCAGCGGGTTTAAGTCCTATGCTTGCTTATTCACAAGGTGCTAGCGGTGCTCCGACTGGGCAAGTTGGTGCTCCTCAGCAGAATATTGCTGCGTCTGCTGCTGAGGCTTATCACAAGGGTTCTGAACGTGAGTTAATGGCTGAGCAGATTAAGAATTTAAAAGCAGATAATGTTATTAAAGGCGCTACTTATGAAAAGGAGCGCAATTTAGCTGCAGATGCTCAAGCAAGTGCAATTTTGAAAGGATCACAAGCCAGTGAAATTCAACAGCGTATGGAGAAAGAGGCGGCGTCTGCGCAATTTTGGAAGTCAAATGCCAATATCCAAAATTTGACTAATCAGCGTCAAGCTGAGTTGATTACTGAACAAATTGATAAAGTTGTTCAAGAGGTTATTACTGGTAAGTCTAGTGCTGCTCAAATGGCTGCTATGGCAGAGCAGCTTAAGGCATCTACTACTAATTTAAAGTTAGATGCTGAAGAAAAGAAAGCTATGGCTGAGTTATGGAGGCATTTAGGTGAAGGTGGCGCAGCTGCTAAAGAGGCGTTACCTTTTTTGCGTTTGTTAAAGTCAATTTTAGGAAAGTGATTATGAAAATACCTTTTTTACGTACTCCGTACAATTATGACCGTGATGTTGCAAGCAACGATAGCGGTTTAGAGTGCCCTGATCCTACGATGGCACAACAGCAATTCCGTGAGGAATGCGATATTAATACTATTATGGAAAGATTCGGTCGTACAGGCGAGTTAATCGCTCCGATCCGAATGCCCCAATATGGGGATTTTGACGGGGTTAACGATTATCATTCTGCTATGAATGCAATCGTTGAAGCGCAAAGCGCGTTTGATTCATTACCGGCTAAGGTACGTGCTAGATTTAGCAACGATCCTGCCGAGTTTTTAGAGTTCGTTTATAACGAAGAGAATCGCGATGAAGCGATTCGTTTAGGCCTTGTAGAGGCCGTTATACAGGCGCAGGCGCCTGTTTCTGAGCCATCGGTAGATGGCTCAGCACAGTGATTTACTTGATGTAACTGTGCTAGGTGACACCATTAGTATATACTGCCCTTTTTTAGGAGAATTAATATGATGAGTCCTTTACGTCGTAAGCCTGTAAATAAATACAAATCAGCTGGCAAGTTTAAGAAACACGTTAAACATACTAAAGTAGCAAATATGAAGTTAAATCCGATGCGTGGTGGTTGGCGTTTGTGATATGGCGTGTTTTAAGCCTCTAAAGGCTTATCAGTGTTTTGATAAATCTATCGTTTTTACGGAAGCGCGGAAGCATGACATTGTTAGGTCTTTAGAACTACCTTGTGGGCAGTGTGTTGGGTGTCGCATTGAGAGGTCACGTCAGTGGGCTATTAGATGTATGCATGAGGCTAGTCTTTATAAGGATAATTG